GCAGGACAACAAATACGGCAAGCGCATCAATGCCAGCCTTCGCGGTATCCAGTTTGTTAAAGACGGAGATGCCTTCGCCGGTGATGGTACTGCGAAAGACGACGAGTTCGACGACATCGCAGAAGGTGCAACCGCAGAAGCAGATTTGTGGTGATCTCATGGCCTTGATCGTCATCACCATTCAAGACAACGAGAGCGGCGAAGTTTCGGTCAGCGCGGTATGCGAGCCTGTGCTATGTGGGGATGAGGCAACCCCCGCCCAGCGCGTTGCTGCCAACATGATCTCATCAATCGGTGACAAGCCGAAAGACGAAAGCCGAATCCAACTACTTAGCTGAGAATTAACCATGAGCAACCAAGATCTTGAAGATGTTTTGCGCACGTATGACTTGGAACTTAAGCACGCGACAGAACGCACAACGCTGTTTCGTTTGCTGACCGCTTTGTTTTTAAGCACCACCCTGGTGTTGTCTTACTTGTTAATTGAATCCTGATAGAGAAAGTGAATGAGCATCTTGTACCTTGACCTTGAAACCTATTGCGAAACGCCGATTAAAAACGGCGCACATCGCTACGCTGAAAACGTAGAGATACTGCTGTTTGCCTACGCGATCGACGAAGGCCCGGTCAAGGTATGGGATTGCACACAAGACTTGCAGATCCCCGCAGAGTTAGACCTCGCGCTTCGTAGTTCAACCACCACGGTGTGCGCGCATAACACCGGCTTTGATAGAACGGTGTTAAAACACCGCGGCTACTTTATTGCACGCTACCCAAACCGCTGGATCGACACGATGGTGCAAGCAATGGCCCATTCCTTACCTGGCGGTTTAGGTGATCTGTGCGACATCTTGGGCGTCGATGCTGACCAGGCGAAGGATAAGGAAGGCAGACAGCTAGTGATGCTGTTCTGTAAACCGCGACCTACCAGCAGCAAGATCCACCGCGCAACGCGCGAAACCCACCCAGTCGAATGGGAAAAATTTGTTGCCTACGCGGGCCGCGACATTGAAGCCATGCGTGCGATTAAAAAGAAAATGCCAATCTGGAATTACCAAGGCGACGAGTTGGCGCTATGGCACCTCGATCAAAAGATCAACGATCGCGGCGTGATGGTGGATGTTGAGTTGGCCCGCGCTGCGATCCGTGCAGTAGACCGCGCGCAGAAAGGACACGCCAAGCGCGTGCAAGAAATGACCGGCGGCGCAGTGCAAGCCGCCACCCAACGCGACGCATTGTTAAAGCATTTGCTTGAAGCCTATGACGTTGAGTTGCCGGATATGCAGCAATCAACATTAGAGCGCAGGATCAACGACACCAGTTTACCGGTGGAGTTGCGCGAGTTGTTGGCGATCCGTGTTGCGGCGAGTTCAACTAGCACCGCTAAATACCGCACCCTAATTAACGGTGTCAGTAGCGACGACCGATTGCGCGGCACCTTGCAGTTTGACGGTGCAAGTCGGACAGGCCGTTGGGCCGGTCGGTTGTTTCAACCCCAGAATTTACCGCGCCCTGTTTTAAAGCAGGACAAAATCGATCTAGGCATCGCCGCCATGAAATCGGACAGCGAAGATTTAATCTTCGACGACGTGATGCAATTGACCAGTAGCGCGATTCGCGGTTGCCTAATTGCACCCGAAGGTAAAAAGCTAGTGGTCGCCGATTTATCCAACATCGAAGGCCGCGTGTTGGCTTGGCTTGCCGGGGAAGATTGGAAGATCAAAGCCTTTGAAGATTTTGACCAAGGCACCGGCCACGATCTGTACAAACTCGCCTATGCCAAATCGTTTGGCATCAAGCCCGAAGACGTCACCAAGGACGATCGCCAAGTCGGTAAAGTGCAAGAGCTGGCGCTTGGCTACGAAGGCGGTGTCGGCGCGTTCTTAACCTTCGCCGCTGCCTACGGCATCGACCTTGAAGCGATGGGCGATCAAGCCTGGTCAACGATACCGGACGACATCAAGGCAGAAACCGCAAGAGGTTACGGCTACGCGGTCAAACGCAACGCCACCTTTGGATTATCAAGCCGCGCGTGGCAAACGTGCGACGCTTTCAAACGCTCTTGGCGCAACGCCCACCCAAACGTGGTGGCGTTCTGGGCAGAACTGCAAGACTCGGTGATTGTTGCCCTTAGCAATAAAGGCACGTCCTTCGCTTGCCGCCGTTTGGTTGTGCGATGTGACGGCGCCTGGCTTCGAATCCGTTTACCCAGCGGCCGCTGCCTGTGCTACCCCAGCGCGCAGATGCGGGACAGCAAGATCACCTACAAAGGGATCAACCAGTATTCGCGCAAGTGGTCGTCGTTGCAAACCTACGGCGGCAAGCTGGCGGAGAACGTCACACAGGCAGTTGCCCGCGACGTACTGGCGGCGAGCATGGCACCAATTGAGGTTGCCGGTTATGAAATCGTTTTGACGGTTCACGACGAGATCATCGCCGAAGCCCCTGGCCAACCCCACTACAACGCGGATCACCTATCCGCCTTGATGGTGGACAAACCCCAATGGGCTGACGGCTTGCCTTTAGCGGCGGCCGGATTTGAAGCCTACAGATACCGGAAAGACTAATGAGTATTTTTTGCAAAGAAGTTATACACGAAGGCCACCAGTTCGTTGCGATGAAAGTAACGGACGAACAAGAAGGCCACCCGATGGTAATGGTGTGGTTCGATCCACAGGACGAACGGCTGGACATCAGCGCACAGCGTTTTAAGTTTGAGAACGTGGACGACCGCAACAAAGCCTTCGATATGCTCACTGACGATTTGATAATCGACATGGGAACACGCGCACTAGCAGACGTGAAAGAACTATTGGATAGCCAAGATGACCAGACTAATCAGGCTGAGAGATTACGGTAAGGAGTTGCAACGCGCAAAGCGATCGAGTGGCGGCCTTCCAGCCACTCCCAATTGCGAGATCTGCGGTAAACACCGAGGCGATAAGAAAGTCAGCCACAAACGATGCCATCGAATTAAACAAGCGCGAGGTTTTAAATGAGCAAAGATTTAGAAGGCTATGCAAGTTTTAAAGATTGGCTTCTGGCGCAAATCGATTTGGCGTTGCTTGTTGCTTTACCGGAAAACGCCGCGCCCTTTGGGTACGTTCACTTTGAGCTGCCAATTGTTGGCACAAAATACAAAGTGCTTAATACCCAGCAGCATCTTGAATGGTTTAAAAAGAAAGTGAGCAGGTGTGGCAAAGGCTTAGGCCCGGTAGCAACTAAAAGAGCGATAGCAAGGTTGGGAAAATGAGAGAGATTGAAGTTGAAGATTACTTAATCGAGCAAGCCAAGGCCATCGGTGGCGAGGTTCGCAAGTTGCGCTGGATTGGTCGCAACGGTGCGCCGGATCGCGTCATCATGTTTGAAGGCAAGACGATATGGGTTGAGTTGAAACGCCCAGGCACAAAGCGCGCCAACCCGCACCAGATCCGCGAGCATGAACGTATGCGACGCGCTGGGCAAACCGTGGTGGTGATTGATTCTTTCGAAGGTGTAGACAAACTGATCGTTGAAGTATCAGTTGGAGGTTTGTTATGAGTCGTTTCATTATCAGCCTATTACTTTCACCCTTGATTATTCTGATTGCGCTCGGTGGCGTTTGCTGGATCCTTGTCGGTCGAAGCATGGAACTAATGCTCGAAGCGGAAAGCGACGATGCAAGGTTGGGGGGAGAGGAATGATTCACTACCACGGCACCCCCATCGGAGGCTCGCGACAGGACGCCGCCAGATTTTTAATAGGACGGCATGCGCTGATCCCGTTTGGCAGACCGGATGACATCGGCCCGGTGTTGGAATGTTGCCAGTCGTTTGTCTTAGACAATTCAGCGTTCAGTCATTGGCGCCGTGGACACGGTCGCATAGACTTTGACGCTTATTTTGAGTGGGCAAAATCGTTGCGCCAACACCCAGGATTTGACTGGTGTCTAATCCCTGACATCATCGACGGCACTGAGGCAGAGAACCAGGATTGGGTGCTTAAATGGGCGCGAATCGGAAGTCGTGTTCGAGGAGTGCCAGTTTGGCATCTACACGAATCGCTCGAATACTTGGAATGGTTGGTAAATAATTTTGAAACTGTCGCCTTGGGTAGTAGTGGCGAGTGGCGCACACCAGGATCGAAAACATGGTGGACGCGAATAGGGGAAGCCATGCACGTTGCTTGTGACAACGAGGGCCGACCAAAGTGCAAACTGCATGGGCTTCGAATGTTAAACCCTAAGATTTTTACACAACTACCTTTGGCCAGCGCGGATAGTACAAACGCCGCGGTGAACTGTGGCTCATTATCCAGATTCGGGATGTACACCCCCCCAACGGCGGCACAACGTGCGGCGGTAATCGCTGATCGAGTGGAGCAACACAATAGCGCACACGTCTGGAGGAATGATGCGTAGGCGATTCACCCCCCGCGAATACCAAGCCACAATCATCGAGCATATTGTGGACAACCCGCGTTGTTCGGTGTGGGCCGGTATGGGTATGGGTAAAACAGTATCAACACTGACCGCGTTGGACATCTTGGAGATCGTCGAGCCAGGCCCCGCGTTGGTACTCGCCCCGCTTCGCGTCGCCGCAACCACCTGGCCTGACGAAGCTGCCAAGTGGGATCACTTAAGCAACGTCAAGATCTCGGCCGTGGTGGGCGATGCCGCCGCGCGGCGTAAAGCCTTACAGGTAGACGCGAACATTTTCACGATCAACTACGAAAACATCCCGTGGTTAGTGGAACACTTCGGCGCGGACTGGCCTTTTAAAAAGATCGTAGCGGATGAGTCAACCCGGCTCAAAGGCTTCCGGCTCAAGCAAGGTGGAAAGCGCGCGCGGGAATTGGCGCGCGTTGCACACTGCAAAGCCAACCGGTTTATCAACTTGACCGGCACCCCAAGCCCAAACGGATTGCAGGACTTATGGGGCCAGACTTGGTTTTTAGATAAAGGCGCGCGCTTGGGTAGCAGCTTTACCGCTTTCACTAATCGATGGTTTCAATCGATCCAGGTGGGCAGCGACCGCAACGCAACGCAAGTCACACCTTTACCGTTTGCCCAAACGCAAATCGAGGACAAGGTGCGCAACCTTTGTATTGCGCTAAACGCCAAGGATTACTTTGACATCGCCGAGCCGATCGTCAACGTGATCCGCGTGCAACTTCCACCTAAAGCGCGCCAGCTTTACAAGGATATGGAAAAAGAAATGTTCTTAGAGTTGGAATGCGGCGCGCAGATCGAAGCGTTCAACGCGGCAAGCAAAACCATCAAGTGCCTGCAGCTTGCTAACGGTGCAATCTATACCGACGACACCCGAACCAAACACACCGAGGTACACAATGAAAAGATCAAAGCCCTTGAATCGATCGTCGAAGAGGCTGCCGGGATGCCTGTTCTGGTGGCTTACCACTTCCAGCACGACCTCACCCGGTTACGCGCAGCGTTCCCTCAAGGTCGGGAACTGGGCGCTGATCCTAATGTTATCCGCGACTGGAACGCCGGGAAAGTACCGATTCTTTTCGCTCACCCTGCGTCGGCGGGCCACGGCCTAAACCTTCAAGACGGCGGCAATATTCTAGCGTTCTTCGGTCATTGGTGGGATCTTGAACAATTCCAGCAGATCATCGAACGGATTGGGCCAACCCGACAAGCACAAGCCGGATACGACCGGCCCGTCTTTATTCACTACATCGTCACCGCCGGCACGGTGGACGAGGTGGTAATGGCACGACGCGAAACTAAGCGCGAAGTGCAGGACTTACTTTTACAAGCAATGAAATCGAGGAAAGAATAATGTCAACAGAAAACCCTTTAGTCGTCCAGGTAGGCGGCAGCCACTACAAAGATCTTGCGATTCAGCCGGTCGAGTATATCCATAAAAACAACATTCCCTTTATCGAAGGCAACATCATCAAGTATGTCACCCGGTGGCGTAACAAAGGCGGCATCCAGGACTTGAAGAAAGCCCAGCACTTTTTGGATTTGCTGATCTCAATGGAAAACAAAGCGGGTGCTAAACATGGCTGAACTGATTGACTCAAAGCAAGCCGCCGAGATTTTTGGGGTTTCCGTTGTGATGTTCTGCTCAGGGAGGCTAGGGATAGGCGCTCCAAATCCGATTAAAACTTACAAGCGCAAGAACTGGTTTGATAAGGACGAGTGCAACGCGTGGGCAGAGAAGAATAACTTTTGGGCGTTGGCATTGGATTACCGCCGGACGCAACGATACCCAGATACAACGCGCATCAGGAAATCCACCCAGCGCCTCGTCCCTAAGAAACACCCCGCTAAAGGCGAACGTTCACAGGAGTTGGTAGCGCGCGACCTCAAAGACCAGACGCCCCCTTTGATGAAGCTGTTCTTACGCGGGGACTTCGCGCCAGCACACAAAAAAGCGGCGTATGAAATGAAGGCGCTACGCGCACGATTGAATAAACCGGAAACCGTAAGGGTTCAATTACAAGGCGATGGGGGCTATTAGATGTACAAAGAACGTGATTTACTAATAAAAATGGTGGTAATTGTTAGCGTTTTGTTTGCCTCGCTGACTCCAGTCGCTTCTGCGAAAGGGGGCCACGCTGGTCACGCGTCTGGCCACGCGTCTAAGCATGTTGCACCGAGGATATTTCACCCAGTTTATATTCCGCACTCGATTTACCAGCACCATTCCGAAGATGGTTGGTACGAATACAAAGAACCGGTGACGTTTTGCCCTGTGGGTTTTTCCAGTGTCGTATGTAATACGTTTAGGAGTCGATAGATGGAAAACATAAACGAGTTAAGCGACACCGAGCTTTTGCTCCTATGTAAGCGGTGGCGAGAAGCGCAGGCAATCGCTTCTAAAAACGCGGACAAGTACAGCAAAGAACTTAAACGTCGCAAGCGGGAAAGACGCCATGCCCAAATTCAAAATATCAATAGCGAAGTACAAGCCGAGGGCCTTCAAATTGCATGAGCCGTGCGTTGTCTGTGGGGATCCTGTCCACACAAATATGCCGCACAAGTTAGCGCACAACTCTTGCCGTCGCAAAGTACAAGCGGACAAACACAGGGAAAGGAAACAACGTGCAAACGGAGTTCTTAACGGCGGATGTTTTGAAAATGCGACTGTCCGACATCAAGGACGGCGCGCTGGAAGTCACCCAGAACAAAACGAAAAAGAAACTTAAGATCACCATCGAGGGAAGCCAGCTTAGTGCAGTGATCGATCGGATCAAGAACAGGCAGCGCAAAGTAACCAGTCTGTTTTTAGTAGCAACACCAGCGGGCAGAGCGTTAAACGCTGGCACATTGCGCCTACGATTCGACCAGGCGCGCGATCTTGCCGAAGCTAAGGCAAAGGCTGAGGACGATCACGATCTCGCCGCTAAGGTGCGCGCTTTTCAGTTCAGGGATATTCGGCCGAAGGCAGCCAGCGAAATGGACTTGGATCATGCAAGTAAGTTACTCGGTCACACCGAGCAAGAGATCACCGAGAGGGTATATCGCCGCGTCGGTGAAGTGGTGAAACCAACTAAATAAATCGACATAACTTCAAAACGTGTCGAAATTTTGTAGGTTTTTCGACATATTTATGCAAAACTATCTTGGTAATTTACAAAGTAAGCTACAGGAAAGGCAGTTTCAGGTTGCGGATACGCGGCCGGACTGCCTTTTTTATTGGCGGAAGAGGTGAGATTCGAACTCACGGAGGGCTATAAACCCTCGGCTGTTTTCAAGACAGCTGCCTTAAACCGCTCGGCCACTCTTCCGTTTAGGTTGCGGAAATCATTTCCGCAAGTTGCGGAAACGATTCCAAAATACTAACATAAATCAACGACTTACAACTCGATGCAACGGCTTTCAAGTCTTTAGAGTAGTCGAATGAAATCAAGCACTTAGATCAAAATCGTTTCCGCACGACCGCCAATTACAAGTAGTTTAACCCTTTGATTTTACTTGTACAAGTAAAAGGGTTGCGGAAACGATTTTTAGTCTTTTAGCTTATCTGGTAACACCGCGCCCAACACTCCAGCGGTACCCAACCCAATTGAAATGATGGCGCTTTGAAGTTCAGGGGCCACCCCCACTCCAACGGCTGTTAGTAAAACAAACAGGTTGCGGTAGGTTGACGATTCGCCCAAGCGGGCCAAAATAAAATTAAGCATTTTTCACCTCGTAATGTTTGCCTGTTAAAAATTGAGAAGCCACCCGCTCGGCGCGTTCCGGGGTTTGCTTCGCCCATCGGCTTGCTTTCGCTTGCTTGTACGCTTCGGCCCACTCGCACTTGAAGAGCGCGGCGCGAAGTTTCTTAAAATCCATGAATCGAGCAACACCCAACTGGAAGGCCATATTGATGCAAGCGTCGCGCCTTGCGCCGTTGAGCAATCCGAAACCAGACCAAGCCGCCGCGAGCTGTTCAATCGTTTTATTAACATCTCGGTGAAGCAACACCTCGGCTACTTCGCGCGTGATCTTATCGGGGATTTTGCTACCTTCGATGTACGGATTAGCGTCGAGGTTGTGGCCGTATCCGATCGTGCGTTTTCCCGCAGGGCATCGGTAAACCTCAAGCCGCAAACCCTCTTCAAACTTAATCTGTTCTAGCAAAATGTCCATGCTCAATGCCAATGTTGTTTAAAGTAAACCCAAAGCGCACCAGCGATGCCAACAACAGACCACTGCGCGAACGACTTGGCCGCGGCCATGTAAAGCTCGGTCTTGCGCTTTTCCGCTTCGATCCGTTCTTTGATCCACTGGTGATGTTCCATGTGCATTTCCGCGTCGAACGCTGGGTGATCGTTTAAAGCATCGAGAACGGCTTGTTTAATTTCATCGGCTGTCATCTTTCACCTAAAATTTGATACACGCTAAAAGGGCGATGTTCTTTGGCCGAGTTTCGGCGGCGGTTCTAGGCGTGCCGTTTGTTCCGTCCGTCGTTGCCCCTTGAGCAAGTGCGGATGCGTGTTGCCCGAAGGACACGGCCACGGTGTTTGTAGCAAACGCAGTAGATCCACCGTTCGATCCTGATTGGTTATACGAATGAACAGGGTGTTTGTGTCCTTGGAACGCATCATCTTGGGATGAACCAAGCACTCGACCGGTATCCACCCCCGCACCATCGTCAAACCCCCTGAGAAATTGCCCTCGGAGATCCGGCAACTTGAACGTGGTTGATCCGTCCCCCGCACCGTAAAGCGTACCAATTGCCGCAAACAAAGCGGCGTAGGTCGTGCGAGAAACCACCGCGCCGTTCGCTTTTAAGTATCCAGTTGGCGCGGTAGCTGCCGCGTGATAAATAACCGTTCCTGCCGGTACACCTTGTGTCACGGTATCTGCGTTCCCGGCAAAAGGTGCTTTAGCAGACGCATCAAATTTAGCAGTAGAGATACTCGCATCTTGAAGTAATTCTTTTTGTAGTTGCGTGGTCATCTTCCCTTCTTATAAAGTATCATTGATTTTTACAGACCAACTAACATCTGTGGATTTAGTCGATGTCCATGCTGTCGCGTCGCCCGATTCAATAAATAGGGATATAGATGAATAATTAATCGTTCGAATACCGCCAAAAACAGCGCGATTTCCGTTGTACACCGATGCTATTTCATTTCCAGCAGTCGCGTTAGCAACTGGAGTTCTGGCGTAAGGGTGTTTAAATGTAATAGTTGAACTAGCCGCAAAAGAAACGCCACTGGAAGCAGACAAAGCGACCTTGCCTGTTTGCTCCATCATTCGCTGTGGAAAGTTAGCATATTCAAAGGCATTAATCAGAAAAGACCCGTTAGGGAAATTAGCAATGTTATCAACAATCAGAAAAGAGGAATCGGCAGTTCCTGATGATAAAAGTAAATAACTAATCGAATTTAATGCGGTGATATTGATAGCCGTAAACCCGTCAATATCTATATTAATCTTTTTAGTTGACCCTCTATTTATAACCTTCAATGCGGAATCGCTAGAAGTTAGCGCCGCACCATTTAAAGTGCAACCCCTAATCCTAAAAGTCATATCCTCTACACTGTTGGTAGTTATTGCGTTTGAATTTCCGCCAACATCTATTACACCACGTCCTATTGAAGATGGAGATGCATAGGTAGTAAGCTCGCAATTTTCAAGACTAAAAAACCCACCTTTAATTTCACTAGAATACAGGCACATACCTCCAAGCATATCAGTTATGCTGGAATTGATAATCCGGTTATTTTTTCCTTGCCATGATACGCCTTGATAAATAGTGCAATCGTCAAAAGCGCTTGCCTCTGTATTCCCGTGAAAATCCGCAGCATGTGTGCCTGAATTGATGTCGTTCTTTATTGTTGCGCCAACGACTCTGCTATCTCTAACAGCAACGCAACCAACAAAATCACCACCGCCATGAGTAATGCCGTGACGTCTTGCATAGAAGTTTCCGCCTAAAATTCTAACGTGCTGACTGTTTCCAATTACCAAACCGTAATCGTCACCAGTGCCCGTACCTTTATTGTGTAAATTGAGGTTTATGCCTGTTGGTTTATAGCAACGGTCAAAATACACAATACTATCGTTTTCATGGTATCCGCTCACATTTTCAATTAACGGACGATTGCACAACGACGCTTGGATTAAACCTAAAACCGTTGTACCTTTGATTCTAAAATCTTTTAGCGATACAGACGGGCTGGTCATTTTATAGACATTCACGGCAGCGCCCACATAGCTATCAAATAGCGGGTTGCTCAATGACACTACATTACCGCTAACCCCTGAAACTTCGCACCATTCCCCGGCCCTGTAATACGCCCTTGCGCCAGACCACGAATAATCTGTTGGGTTGTAAATTACAAAGACATCCCCAATAGACAACGATGGCGCAGATGCAAACGTAATAGAAAGATTCCCCTTATAAGCATTGGATATGGCAGGCAAAGCATCTAAAGACCCGCTGATATTCAAACCGTAAGAGCCGCCCGATACCGTGCCGCTAAAATCCAAAACTGTTGAGTCGCCATCCCCAAACAAATGCAAATTACCTGATGTCGACAGTGATTGCGACAGTGCATAAGTACCCGCTGGAACATACAAGCGTTTACCAGATATTGTGCAGTACAAAAGAGCCGCTGCAAAAGCAGCGTTGTTGGTAGCCGCCGAACTCCCCGCCACCGCTCCAAAATCTAACACACTAACAAACTCGCGCATTTTGCTTTGAGCAGTGCGAGTAACGGCACCTGTTCCGGCTTGAATAAACGTTGCACTCGCGCTATCACTCGAACCTTGCGGTAGTCCTTGCAGATACCGAGCCAACACATTGTTAGTACCGACCGGCGGGGCAGACGTAAACGTAATCGTTGTGCCGCTTGACCAGGTGTAATCCAGCCCAGGTTTTTGCGTAACGCCTGAAATTGATACGTCAAGATTGTTCAAAGCGCCAGGCGAAGCTGTCAGAGTAAAAGCAGTCTGCGACCCTGTGCCGCTGAAAATATCGGCATTTGCAGTCCCAAAGGCGACGACCGTTGCAAGTTCGGAGGGATCCATACTTTGCAACCCGTTCGCGCTTTCGTTCCACGCAATGATCTTATTTGCCGCCGGAAAAGGAAGCTGCGTGCTAACACCGCTCGGCGCCGACAAAGGCAGTGTCAAGGCCCGGCCTAGTTTTTCTGAAATTTGTTGAGTGAAAATGGTTAGGCGATCAAGCGCGTCGTTGATAACCCTGGGATAAAAACCGCCCATATTTGTCAACACCACTGGTTGCAATTCAGGCACGTTACTCGTCATTGTCAACAAGAAACCCGAAGCCGGTGCAGAAATCGCGGTGATCGTACCGCCAGGATTGCTGTCTTGGTTTGCGTTAAGTGAAACGGTGTAGTCGGTGGTCAGCGTCAAGGTGGTTTCGATCCCCGACAAATCGGTGCGAACGACTAACAGATCGCTTGCCTGAAAGACTTTGAACGTGAACGGGAAAATGGTCGTTAGGCCGTTACCAGTAAACGGCCCAGCTTTTCGTGTGGTACTGGCGATAGACATAAAAACACCCCAAGGAAGTTAGCTTAAGGCTAACCGCTTGGGGTGTTGCTAAGTGCATCAACGCTGCTCTTTAAACCCAAAAGCGATGGCCGCCGGGTTGGACGTTTTACCTTCGCTCAAAGCCTCAACGCCCGCCCAGGTGCGGTTGATCTGCGCGGCGGGTAATCCGAAACCATCCCCCATCAAGTTGACGAAAGATTTCCTGAACGCAGTGTCAAAATCCCCTTGGCCCACTTGATACGATAACTTGATCGCGTCGGCGATAAAGCGCAAACCGGCCGGGCCTTGGTAGTCTTGTTTGTGATCTTCCGATCCCGTCACCAGTTTGGCCGCTTCGGAAAACTCACGCACCACCACCATCAACCCCATCAGGTAATCGATTTCCGCCGCGATCAAACGCTTAGGCAACTTCTCGAAGTAATCATCGTCGTCATCGCCGTTGGGTGTCAGCGCGTCCTTAATCGCCAAACCAAGCGCCGCCGGAATGACATAGAGCAAAACGTATTCAGCCGCGAGTTTTGCTTTGCGTTTGCCGATTTCTGCCGACATTGTTTTGTCGATGCCTAAGTTTAGCGCGGTATTCATGTACGAATAAAACACGGTGAACAATTTCAGTTTTGGGCTTCTCTCAATCGCGGACAAATCTTTTGTCATCCCGCTACCTTGCGAGTCGATCACGGCTTGATCGGCCAAAGCAACCGCCCGTTCGTCATCAAAACCTTCGGCTTGTGCTTTCTGATAAGCGCCCCACCAGGTTGGCACGTCAACGGCTTGTTGACAGCGCATCATCAAGAAGTATGCGTACTGGCCAAGGAACTCTTTAAATTTAGATTGATCCTGTACTTGGTTTCGCAATTCGTTCAACTCTCTAAAGCGAGTACGCGCGCGGTTTTGCATGAACTCGGACAGCTCGTTGACTTCGCGCGCAGTTTCGATTGGACTGGCCAGGTATTTATTCACCCCTAAACCAACCCACTTAGCACCTACGCGCGAGATCGATTGCGTAATACCGGTCGGCTGCATCATGGCTGACATTAAGTTAAACCCTAAGCCCGATGCACTGATCCCTTGGCGAAGCCAGGCCAGCGCGATCTCGCCTGCGTGATCCAAACCTTTCTCACCTTCGGCGATCGCAGCCGACCAATCTTTAAACTGTTGCTTAACTTCGGGGCCGTAATGGTTTCGGATCGAAGCGTCGATCGATCTAGCTCTAAGCAAGCGGTTAGCATCGATCAACCATTCGTGCCACGCCAAATCGTGAATTACATCATTCACCCCCGAGTACATTCCCGACAAGGTGTAAAGCAACGGGCGACCGTTCACCTTTTCAACGCGGCTTTTGGTAAAGCTGCGGCGTGTAGTAGCGGAAGTGTACGCACCTTGCAATTGGCGTTTTGCCGCTTCCGCGTCGTTATGCTCTTCGGCTCTTTGACTGGCCGCCGGATCGTACTTGATTGGGTAATAACCTCCCCGCAAGTTGACCTTTTGCCCGTCCGCTGTCTTGATGGTGAACGGCGCGGGTTCAACCCAGTTCGGCTCTTTACCGTAGACGCGGCGCTCTTTAGCGGCGATCTCTGGGCGGTAGCTCTCGAAGTGATCCCAAATCGCTTGCACCGCGCGCCATTCATCGGCGGTTAAGGATTGCAGGATCGGCATGATTTGCTGAACCGTCCACCCTTCACCACCTAGCAAGCGTTGCAGGTTGCCTTGGTTGCCTGAATTTAGCGCAATGGCTAATACGGATTCGCGGTTAAAGCTACGCCCAACGGTAGGAAACAACTTCCCGCTGCCGCCCATTTTGCCCAGTGCAAATACTGGGGCCATGATTTCAGACAACGCCTTGGTGGCTTCGGCGCGCATGGTGGTTTCCCAGTCGCCGCGTTCGTTGGCTGGGCGAATCAGATACTCCCAGACTGGGCCGCCGTCTTTTCCACCATCCAGGATTCGCGCCAAGGTGCCAACTTTCGCGTGCGCCCAAGCAAAGGCTTTCATCGATTTTAACGACCGACCAAGGTTGGTGGTTGGGGTTCTGGTGTCGGCGGTTCTATCCTGTGCGTGTTCTTCAATGCTGGCGGTGATTTCATCGCGCACGACTTCAAACTCGCGGCGATCCTTTGCGGTCAGCAATTCTTTTTTAAGTCTGCCCAGGTGTTCAATCTGCTTAACAGAATCCACCAAGCCGCGAAACTCTTCGACGGTCAATTCCTTGTAAGATTTTAAGAACGCTTCGTCCTTGATATTGTCTGGAATGTCCGGCTCAAATCCCGCATCGCGTTGCGTGTCCAGCCATTTTGATAAGGCAATCCGACGTTCCACCTCTTTGTTCGTGATCTTGCGAAGATCAAAGCGGTTTAGGATTGCGGCGATTTGATCCGCATAATCCGCATCGATCCCCTTGATGTCGCTGTTGAATTTCTTCAAATAGCGCAAACCTTTTTCGATGCTGTCTTTTGCATCCATTGCCGCGCGCGCGGCGTACAGATTGAACAATTGATTGCGCTTTTCAGCGGCCGCGTTGACCAAATCCTTTGCGCGCAGGTACTTCTCGGCAGACTTCGCAGCGCGCGCTTCGGCGTTGGTGTATTGCCCAGGTGTGACGTTTCGCACCTTTTGGCGAGAGATCGTCATCTCGGCCAAGGCTTTGGCGGCTTTAGCCAACACCTTGCGCTGCCCGGTTGCCTTGGCCAAGGCATTGGCTTCGGTTGCAACTACCCGCGCACGCACGTCGTTGTGGATCGCGCGATCTGCCGCTTTTTCAAGCGCATCAGGTGTTGCGATGTCGCCGTATTTTTCGAGCATCCGCACGTCGGTCAAGTTTTCGATTGCTTCTTTTGGCGGCTCGGCTTCGGCCAAACCTCTCACCAACGCATCACCCGATGAGAACGACGGGTTGCCTTGTTCATCTTCGATTAACCCGGCCACGATGTCAGGGTGCAACCCGTTGTTGGCAACCATCTTGCGCGCTTTTAACAACTCGATGATTTCTTTTGGATAGTCAGCGGCAAGCAGTTCGCCCAAATCAAAACGCACGGCGGCCAGCGCACCAGGATTAGCAACCTGATCGCCCGCGCGGTTTTCTATTAGGTGAGTGTAATCGTGTTCCACCGAGTATTGTTTGTCGCCGCGTAGTTCACGATCGAAGGCTTCTTCAAAGTCGCGGGTGTCCGCTTTGCCGTGCTGATCCTTTGGCAAGTAGCCGTGTTCTGCTAAGGCTTCGAGCATCCCGTCGATAGTGCGGCCGCCGTCTTTACGCCACACCGGTTTGCCAAACACCCCTGAATGGGGCTTGTAAGCTGGATCAACGCCCCAAGTTGAAAACAATTCTTCCTTATCTACCCCGCCCAATTTACCGATCGCCGCAAACAGCGAATCAATAGATGGATCCACAAAATCAGGATTAGACTTTGGCGGGGTGTTTGCGGGGAGCTTATCTTCTGGGTTGATCTTTGATGTAAGCAGCGTCCACGCACGATATATTGGTTGAGCCATCACTTCGGCGCGCACATCCATCTGCACCTCGCGGCGCTTTTCTTTGGCTTCTTTCTGTAACGCCTTTAACGCTTTGCTGCGCGCGTTGCGAAGCCATTGCATATCCCGAAGGCCGCGTGATTCCAGATCCCCAACGGCAGCAGCGGTGGCCGCTTTGCCTTGCTCTTGATAGTCGCGGAATTCATCCGGCGACATTGGTGCTTGGTCTATGGTGGTGAACAGCGGCATCATGCTTCTCGCCTGTTCTGCTAACGCGATCTGCTCTTCGCTGGCCAACATTCGATCGAACACGCCGCGCACTTCGTCCGTCAATTCGACGTTTAGGTTTTTGAGGGATTTGTAAACTCTCACCAACCAATCGCGGAACTTTTGGAAGACGGCTTGCAGCTCAATACTTGGCGCGTTGCCTTCGAACAAATAGGCTTCAAAGCCCCTGGCAAACTGTTCGTGGTGTGGGCGTTTTTCGTCCAAACTCATGTTGTACCAGGTTTGCAGATCCGGTACGCCAAACCAGTCAAGGATCTTTTGGGTGTCGGCAACAATCGTGCGCTCACCAGGTTTTAAGCTGTCGTATCCAAAGATGTCGGCTTCGCCTTGAAGTTTTGCTGCAAGGTCGAACTGCATCTCTAAAAAGTAGTGGCCGGTTTCGTGCAGGAAAGTCGAAAGGTCGGCGCCTTTTAGAAGCGAGATCGTTAAAGTGTCGGGGTTGAAAGATCCGCGCGCTTTGTCGTTTTGCTTTTGAAAAAACAGGTGTTCAAATTCTGCAATCTTGGCGGATCGATCCTGTTCATTCCCCGCTTCATACGTTTTAATATCCGTAATACCTCGCGCCTTTAAAGCGTCTAGGGCTTTTTGGCTGATGCTACTCGGAACCACCGCCCCATTAAACTCGGCCAAGTCTACGTCGCGCAAGATCTTTGCTTCAAAGTATGCGGTCGGCAAGTTTTGTAAGCGGGTTAAAAACTCGCCCGTGGCTTGTCGTTGCTCGTCGGTGGGTTGGAAATTCGGATCATAGTATTGAACCGCTTTCTGCAATCCCATCTTAGGTAGATCCTCCATTACGCCAATGGTCTGATCCTCGCTCAATCCAAGAACTTCGGACAATTCTGATAGCTCGGTATCGATTTCCTCTTTTACCTTCTCAAAATCGGCGGACGACATCAACCGATCTTTGTTCTTTTGGATCTGCGCGATCGTTTTAAACTGCGGGGTGAACTTAGCGCGAAGGCTACCAATCCCATAGTTGAACCCTTCGCCGCCGCGTAGTTCTTTCTTAAGGATCTTGACGACATTCTCAAGCGTATGGTCAACGTATCGACGGTTGCCTGAGTTAGTAAAGCCCTGGAAGATTTTTTCTTTCGGGTTGAGCGATGCAACAAACCCTTGGGCGAATTCCTCCATCTCGGTGTTTAGGTCGGCGCCTTCAATTTGAGAAGCCATTGCGCGCTGGGTTTCATACCGATCAACCCCTCCCGACGTTTCTGCACGTCGTTTTAGGTGTTGGTAGTCCGTAATCCGTGTGGCCGCAGAATGGACAAACCCCGGCGCATCCAAATCGTTAGCGATTGCGTTGGCCTTTTGCAGATCAATCTCTTCTTGCGCGGCGGATGCGTCGCCATCGTATCGAGGGGTAAGTCGGCTAAGATTCCAATCTTCGGCCGCTTTTTGAAATTCAGGATCTTTTACCAACTCGTGCTTAAACCCTTGAAAGTCTGCATAGGCCGCAAGCGCCGGAGGCAAAGGTTCAACGGAATCTTTTACGGTGATTGGTTCGATTCCCTTTTCGCGAAGGAACATCCACATTAGAGGCGCAGATCGGTCAAGATACTTAGGGCCGTTTCTTTCTAGGTCGTCCCAATCAAAGCGCGCACCGGTTGCTTCTTCGGCAGGTTTCAAAGTCTTTCGGGCTTCTTGCATTACTTTAGGTGCGACTTGGTACTCAACACCTGGGTAACGCGGTGAATAAATATCTGCGCCAAAAACTTGCGTTTTTGCATACCCTTTAGGATCGGCCATTTCCGGCGAACCCATTAAGGTGATTTCACCAAAGCCGTCGAGTGGCGTTTCTTTTTTAGTCACGGCCAAGGACGGAACCGGGATCCCCCCCATTTTTTGAACGTGCAGTAAATTCTTCTCGCTCAAGTTGTGAGTGACCATTAGGTCACGGGCGCTTTGATGCAAGATGTTCGCGTCGTTCGGATCAAAATTACCGTTGT